CCACCCCCTCTTTCACCTGGTTGAGGAAGAACATCCCCTTTCCGAGCTTCTCCAGTTTACCGGCCGCCGTTTCGGAAGTATTCCCCAGTCCGTTCACCGATTCGTCCACGTCGTCCACCACCGATGAAGCCTGTCCGGCCGCTTCGGTGACCTTACGCAGCGGAGCGGTAATCTTATCCACCAGCTCCAGTATCCATTGTGTCGATGTCGATGCCATTTGATTTTGAGAATAGTTGATTCAATACTTTGGCCATGGCGTTCTGCATGGCGATCTCCATTTCTTCCAGCTCAGTTTTCCGCAACATACGGTATCCGGCATAGAGCCTGAGCCATTCGTCCTCGTCCAGCCTGCCGGGGATATCCACACCGTATTCCCTTTTCAGTACGGCGTCGATTCCCTCGACAACACCGAACGATTCCGAATATTCCTCTATGCTTTTCTGATAAAAGCCGCCTGGCCCTTTATCAGTTCACCCACAGCTCCGAGAACGGACGTGTATACCGCCGAATCCTCCAGCGCGGAACGGTCTCCCGCCACCACACAGGTGTTCAGCAGCAACTCGTTGGCGGCATTCAGGTCATCGCGCACGCTTGCCATGGCAAGGATCGTGTCCTTGGTAGGGCGGACCAGCAGAAAGTCATAGCGTTCATCCTCGTCGACCTGTACCGTCAGCATCTTCAACCGTTTCCCGTAACGGGCCCTCATCTCCGTATGCTGTTCTTCGGTGAAGCCGACAATCTGTTTCCTCTCTTCGTCGGAAAGCGATTCGTACGCTTTCCCCGCCTGTATCTTCTTTTTTTCCTCCATCACTTTTATTTTTCTTTTTTTATTTACCTTACATTGCCACGTTCCAGTCGATATGGCTGGGCAGCAGCGTGAATTGCACCGCTATGCTCTTGTCACCCTGTTTCACGTCCACTCCGTTGTCCGTGAACTCGACGTTGCGGATCACATCCTTCAGCATGAAGTTCTTGTACTTGTATACCACCGGGATGTCGAACGGTTCGATGTCCGTGATTCTCTTTCCCGGTCCCAGTGCGAGAAGCAGCGCGTTCACCTCCTCCTTGAGCAGGGTGATGGACGCTTCCGCCTTGTAGTTCCCCTCACCGCGTCCTACGGGCATTCCGCCCGCTCCATAGACGTTTTCTTTCTCCACGCTGTCTTTGTAGGACAGCGCCGTGATACCTTCCACCTGTCGGCCCAGCATCACCACCTGCACGTTATTCCATCCGGCCACCCGGCCGAACTTGTTGATCAATGTTCCCAATAGTGCCATATCCGTCAGATTTTGTTAGTGAAACCCAAATCAATCTCAAACTCGTGCACGATGCCGTCCGCCACCAGTTTCACCTGGATGTTGAAGGGCTTGTCGCTTACGGCGGATTGTTTGGGGTTGATATAAATGTCGAAATCGGAGATGTCTTCCGCGGCCACCATCGTCTCCAATGCGGATTTTACGCGGGCGTCCCAGTCACTGACGGTGACGCTGCTGATGTATCCGGTTGCCGGATCGGACTTCACCTTGCCGCGTACACGGGGCAACAACGTTCCGCGCACCAACCGGGCCGCCTTGTTCCATACGGCGTTATACTCGATGTACGCATAATCGCTTTTCGCGTCCGTACAGGTACATGAGTTGTTGAAGAAGTATCCCGCGTATCCCTGAAAACCGCCGACGAAGATGTAGCCTTTTTCCGTCAGCCTGTTCTGCTCCGGGACGCTGACGTTCGCCATCGCCGTCCCGTTGCTGAGCGCCGCGTTTGTCCATTTCCCGAGCAGTACGCTTGTCAACGGATAGTCCGCCGTTCCCTTGGCGGTGCGCGGATGGTTCTCGATGTCCACGCTGCCCATATTCTCATGCACATAGCGTACCGACAACATGCCCAGTGCGCTGCCTACCGCCGCGTGGTTCTTGTATGCCTCGTCCTTGGCGGCCTGTGCCGGATCCTGCGCGATGACCACGGAGACATTTTCCGAGTCAAGTTTACGCAAGTCGGTGGCATCCTCCAGTGCGGTCAGATAACCGCCCAGTCCCTCCAGCAGTACCGCATCCAGATAAATGTGTTCTTCCCGGAGGCTGTTCACCAGCGTCTGGGCCGCCTTCACGGCTGTGTCGACGGTAGTGTCCGCCGCCAGCGAACAGATACCGACCGTATTCACGCCGTTCACGGAACGCACTCCGGCAATGAAGTCCTTGTTGGCCGTCAGCGTGGACACCTTGTCCGCCTTAGGCACGATCATCAGGTAGACCGGACGTTCCGGAGACAGACGGAATACCTCACTCACATGGTAATGTACCAGTTCCTTGTTCTTCAGGTCGGCGGCTTCGTCCCATTCCAGCGCTTCCAGGTCACTGACCGCGTCCAGTCTGAGCGGCCTGTAATTCACCAGTTTCCCGGCAAGGGCGGTTCCGCCGCAGACCAGCAGTGTCACACGGTCACCGGTATCGGTTTCCCGTACCAGTCCCCCGTGCATCTTATTGATTCCTACTCCTGTAAAAGTTCCCATAATCAGTCCTCCTTTCCGTATTAGGCCGATTTCCCGGAAACGATGGCGCCGATGCCGTAATCCTCGATACGGTCCACAATGCCGTAAGTCTGTGTACGGTACTCGCTGGTGGGCGACGCGCTGCGCGTGTCGAGCGTTTCGGGTTTGAAAAGCGATTTCACGCTGTTGATGTGGTAGTAGGTATTCGGCGCGTAGAAGAATGTGCTCGCCTGGAAGTCCGTGGATGCCGGAGTGGCGGTTTCCGCTATCTTCTTCAACGTAGTGTAATTGTAATAAGGCGTGTCGTTGTTCTCGAAGAACTTCAGCCCTATGAATCCGCGCGGCTTTCCGGTGGCGGGATCAAGATAGAAGGTACGGTCGTAGAAGTACTTGGACGCGCTTTCATCCAGCAACAAGTCCGCCATGTGCTGTGGTGACAGCACCATGTAGAGAGCGTCCGGATTGGGAAGGTTCCATTTTTTTACGGTGGTGGCCAGGTTCACAAGGTCGGCGTAGCAGAGACGCAGCCGTCCTGTTCCGTCGTTCGCTCCGCTCGTCTTCAATACCGGCATTTCCGCCACGCTGTTGTCCGCCGGGGCCAGTTTGTACAACACGTGGTTGCGGATTCCCACCTGGAAGGACTCGTTGTGTTTCACACGGATCACCGACCGTTTGTCGAACGCCAGGCTGCGTACTTCCTCGTCCGTACAGGAGGTGGGCGTAGTATCGTATACCTCCCAGGGTACCACGATATTCTTTCCCGTGATGGCTGCTGGGGTGAATGTTCCCGTATTGTTCACTTTGAAACCGACATTGTTGATCAGTTTGTTTCTTCTCACTCCGTCCGCCGACAGTGCCGCTGCCGGTACCGCTCCCAGTACCTGCATGAAGTCCGCGCGGTAGTTTCTACGTTCCAGCAATTGTGGGTCAACGTATTTGTTCAGATAAAGGCCGTCTGTTAGTGTAGGCATATTCTTTACTTTTTTAAGGGTTAATAAATAATCGGCCGACGGTTAATTCCGGCTGACATAATCGTCCAGCATTTTCTGGTACAGGTCCGGATTCTCGTCCATCAACTTTCTCAAGGCTTTGGGATCGTCCTGAAGATCTTCCCATTTCTTGCCGCCGAACGTAACGGCCGCGGAAGAAGCGGGCGGGTTCACTCTCGGCATCTCTACCGGTTTCATGGCCTGGAGCATCCGCTTGGCCGAGTCAAAGTTTCCGGAAAGCATCTGTTTCCAGTCGTCCTTCACGTCAGCCGTGATTCTCTTCTCCCTGATAGCCTCGTTCAATAGAGTCTCTATCTCCTTTTCCCGACGTTCGCTCTCCTGTCTTTCCAGCATGTCGGTGCGTTCCGCCTTTCTCTTGTACACGTCAATCTGCGCCAGTACCTGCGCTTCGGTGGAAGTCTCGGCCATTCCCAGACGGTTGGCCAGCATTGTTACATCCATGTCGTTCTTTGTTTTTATAGGGTTAATACTGCTTTCTGTCTCCGTTATCTCTATGGTACCCGCATACCTGCAGTTCATCAGGGCGGTGGCGGTTTCCTTGTTTATCTTCGCCTTTCCGGACACGGCGGTCACGAATCCCTGTTCCTTCGCCTCCTTGGCGGTCATCCAGTAGTCGCCTTTCTCCCAGGCGTCACGGAACTTCTTCTTGTCCTTGCATCTGGCCAGAAAAGCCTCGCGGTAATGGTCGTTGAGTTTCTTCATCATTTCCAGGTAATTCTCGATATCGGCGGCTTTCCCGCAGATACCGCCGCTCGCCTGGTGCACCATGAAGAAACCGTTTTCCGGCATGGTGAACTCCGAACAGTTGATGGCGATGTAGGTCGCCGCGCTGGCCACCATCGCGCCGCCCTCACCGGTGATGCGTCCCGGAAACCTCCGGATCACGTTGACTATCTCATTGGCCTCCATACACTCGCCTCCGGGACTGTTGATGTAGATGTGCACGTCACGTATGCCCGCCTTGAGCATTTCGTCGATCTGTGCCGTAAAGGCCGATTCCGTATCCCGCCACTGGGATATCGTGCCTTTGATTTCGATGCGGGCACGCCCGCCGTCCGCTTTTGCTGTCAGATTCATTGTCGTTCGCGATTAAAATTCTGACGCAAAATTGAGGAATGGGGGGCACGTACGGAAAACGCGTTTTCTTCCTGGCAAAAAAACAGTGTTAACAAGGACGTATTTTTTCCAAGTTGGAAAGGATACGTGCCAACATGAAAAGACTTTTTCCCCACGTAGGGGCGTTTTTCCAACTTTGCCGGTGTAAAAAAGGAACGAAAGGAGGACATTATGCCCAGCAAAGAGTATTACCGCAAATTAAAGAAAGAGGCGCACGACATGTACGTGAACGGCTGCCTGAGCTGCCGGGAGATTTCCGAACGCACGGGCGTGTCGGAGAAATCCGTATCGAAATGGATCAACGCCGATGACGGCACCTGGAAGAAGGAACGCCAGGCGGCCGTGGTGAACGGCAGGAAGCAGGGAGAAAACCTGCGGGAGATCATCCATATACTTGCCGACCAGAAACTGCAATTGCTCCGTGACATAGACGGCGCAGCCGCGGCCGGTGAGACGGAACGTGTACTGGAGCTCCGCAAACAGGCCGCGAGCCTGGACAACAGCGTGGCGCAATGGGGCAAGCAGCTTGCCGAAACGGACAGGCAGAACCGTGTCACCCTCTCGGTGTACCTTGACGTGATGGACCGTATCTTTGACGCGTTGAACGCGTTCGACCCGGAACTCTACTACCGCACGCTCGACTTCCAGGAATCACATATCAATGAAACCTCCAAAATTCTGGGATGAGATGAAGAAGGAAGACAAGGAATCGCAAAAAAGATACCTGGAGAAGGTGGCCAGGGCGCGTACCACGCTCAACCTCATCAATCCGGATGAGACGACGCTGGAGAAGATGGAACGTATACGCAGGGCGAAGGAGGATGTGCGGTACATGGTGATGACCTATTTGCCGCATTATGCCACCGCCGAATGTGCGGAATTCCAGATAAGACACGCGGGGAAGGTCAAAGAGGATCCTCTTTACAAAGGGTATGCGGAATGGGGACGCGGGCTTGCCAAATCCGTATGGAACGACGTTATCATCCCCTTGTGGCTGTGGATGAACAAGGAAACGTACTACTATTGTCTGGTATCGGACACATTCGACCGGGCGTGTGACCTGCTGGAGGACTTGCGGGCGGAATTCGAGGGTAATGAATTATTAAAGCATGACTTCGGCGAACAGGAAAATCCGGGATATTGGGAAAAAGGAAATTTCGTCACCGTTTCCGGGTTTATATGCAAGGCGTTCGGTGTCAAGATGAAAGTACGCGGACTCAGGAAGGGGGCCCGACGTCCGGACTTGTGGGGATTTGATGATGTGGAAACTCCGGCAACCATCAAAAACAGCAGAATGCAGGACGAATACGCGGAATGGGTGGAGAATGACGTGTTGCCTACAATGACAGGAAACCGAAGACGTTTTATCGGATCCAACAACCGTTTTGCAAGCCGGATGGTACAGACCATTCTCCGGGAACGGCATCCCGACTGGGACTGGGATCTGGTGAAGGCGTACAACCCTGTCACTTACGAGCCTGCATGGCCCGCCATGTATTCTCCCGAATTCTATCGCCAGCAGGAAAAGGATATGGGTATCCTTGCGGCACATGCCGAGTATAACCACGAACCCCTGGTGAAAGGGAAGATATTCAAACCGGAGATGGTTCTTTGGGGCAAGCTGCCCGACCTGCATTCCATGAACGCCATCGTGGGGCACTGGGATATCGCTTATGCCGGAACGGACACGAGCGACTTCAATGCCTGCAAGGTGTGGGGACGTCATCAGAAAGACTTCTGGCTTGTCGACGGTTTCGTACGCCAGAGCAAGATGAAGGCTTGCGTGGAGTGGATGTGCCTCAAGCAGATGGAATTCAAGACACAGGGGATTGTCTGTTTCTGGCAGTACGAGTCGCAGTTCTGGAACGATGAGGTGAAACGTACCATCGACGAGACCGAAGCGGAAATGGGTGTGACGCTCAATCTGGTCGGAGTCCGGCGTTCCACCGTCAACAAGTTCATCCGTATGCTGTCCATGCACCCGTATTACCAGAACGGACGTATCCATGTGGACGGGCGTCTGAAATCGAACCCGGACATCTGCACGGGGCTCAAGCAGCTGTACGCCGTCGAGATGGGAATGACCGAGCACGATGACAGTCCGGACGCGGACGAACAGGCAATCAAGAAGCTGGAATTATATACCGATCCGCCCGTGCGGGAAGGAGAACCGGACAGCCGACCGTGGAGGACGGGAAAATACAAACGTAAATACAGTTGGTAATCATGAGATACATTACGACAGAGGATATCGCCACGCTGATTCATAATCAGATGGCGATGCAGAGCGTGGAGAATGACGGGGCTTTGCTGGACAGCATCGAAGACCTGGTGATAAGTGAGGTGTGCGCCTATCTGGCGGGACGGTATGATACGGACAGGATATTCGGCGAGCGGCCTGTGCGGACGGGACTGCTTGTACGTATCATTTCCTGTATTACCGTATGCCGGGCGGTGCGAAGGAACGCCGCACGGAAAGTATCCGACTCCTTTTATGAGTACGAGGGGTGGGCGGTCGATATGCTCGAAAGGTTGCGCGATGACAAGATGCGGCTTCCTGCCGACGTGCCGGTCGTGAAGAATGAGGACGGAAGCGACGCTTCGGCCATAATGTACGGACATAGCCGTAACAGCGGATGGCATATTTAAAATGATTTTCAAACCCATTTAAAATCGAATTTAAAATGAATGAGAGAATAAGGAAAGCTTCCGAATGGTTCCAGAGACAGGTGGTGCGGAGAATAGACTGGGGTGTCCTGATGAACGCCTACCACCAGCGGAGGGAATCGGGGGAAGGTTCGACCGTACCGGCGGCGCAACGTTACAAAAGGCAGGCGACCGTCTACCGTGAAAAGTCGATAGATGACTGGAAAACGGCGGTGGCCGCCGCCACCGATCCCGATGATCCGCGACGGGGACTGTTGTATACTTTCTACCAGGCGCTCTACCGGGATGAACATCTCCAGACCACGATAGACAACCGCGTGCTGCCCATACAGCAGTCAGAGTTCAGGCTGGTGGACAAAAACGGAAATGAGGACAGCGAAGCCGCCGGGCTGCTGCGCCGCCCGTGGTTCCATGACCTTATACGCATCTATTTCCTGCACCGGATGCAGGGTGTGTCGCTGGTGGATCTTTCGCATCTGAACGCTGACATGGAGATAGATTATGTGGAGGAGATACCCATGAGCAACTTTATCCCGCAGCGGGGAATCATCCTGCGCGAGGAATACGACACTGCCGGATGGAGCTACCGGGAAGGAGCCCTGGAGCCTTATTACGTCCAGTTCGGCAATGCCTGGTCGCTGGGGATGCTCAACGAGCTTGCCATTATCCTGCTGGCCAAGAAGCTGGGCATGGGGTCGTGGATGAACTATATCGAGAAGTACGGGGTACCGCCCGTTTTCGTCATTTCCGACAGGCAGGACAAGAAGCGCATGGATGACCTGTTTGAAATGATGCTCGATTTCCGAAACAATTACTTCGGGATACTGGCCGGACAGGAACGGGTGGAATACGGCAAGGAGGCCGGAGGGAATACCACGGACGCCTTTCTTCCGCTGGAGGAGAGATGTGACAACCAGGTGAGCAAACGCCTGCTGGGACAGACCGGGACGACCGAGAACGGGGCCTGGGACGGCACGGCGAAAGTGCACGAACGGGTGGAGAAAACCCGCCATGAATCGGACAAGATGCTGTTCATGTTCTATTTCAACCATGTCATCATTCCGAAACTGGTCAGGATAAGCCCGGTATACCGTCCGCTGGAGAACCTGCGGCTGGAATGGGACGACACGGAGACGCTCGATATCAGGGAATTCATCGACGCGGTGGTCAGGATGTCCCCTTATTACGAATTTGATATCAAGGAACTGGTGGAACGTACGGGACTTCCCGTCACCGGAATGAGGGGAATGTCCGGAGAATCGCCGGTAGCGCCCGAACCGGCACCCCGGCCGCCCGTGAACCCTCAAAAAAAAAAGAGTGAACCGGGCAGAGAAAAGCCGGGAATAGCGGATACCGTCAACGCGTTATATTACCCGGACGGGAATATACCGGAGGCTGCCGGGCTTTCGCTGGAGGAAAAGATCCGGGACAGGGTGCTCAGACGGCTGGCCGGGAAGGGGTTCGATGTAGGGAAAGGGATAGATCCCGACCTGTTCGCCCATACTTTCGACTGTCTGGACAAGGCGGTGGCCAAAAGCTTCGGAAAAGTGGAATACGGCACTCCGGATTATGATTTCCTTGAAGAGCTGCGCTACAACAATGCCGTATTCGCCGCGTTCAAGACGCACCGCCAGCAGAACGAGATACACGCCCGCCTGTTCGATGAGGACGGGAAGCGGAAAGACTTCGACCGCTTCCGCAAAGACACGGCCGGTATACTTCAGGACTATAACGTGAACTGGCTACGCACGGAATATGATACGGCCGTACGCCGTGCCCGCTTCGCGGCGGACTTCCGGAGTTGCCGGGCGAATAAGGATTTATATCCCAATCTGGAATGGCTGCCCAGCGTGTCCGCGACTCCGAGAGAAGCCCACCGGGTGTTTTACGGGCAGATACGCTCTTTGGAGGATCCGTTCTGGAACACGAACTATCCGGGCAACCTGTGGAACTGCAAGTGTGGAATACGGAGTACGGACAAGCCCGTGAATGCGACGGGAGACGCCGCGCCCGTACCGGCCGCACCCGGACTGGACAGGAACCCGGCAACATCAGGAGAGCTGTTCACCGAATCGCACCCGTATATCAAGGGGGCTTCAAAAGAGGCGGAAAAGGCGGTGGAGCAATTTGTTGGTCCGGCAATTTATACCATAAATGGAATCAAACAAATACCTGTTTTGGGTGGGACGGACATGAAAATAAATAAAATAGTGGCTGATGTTGAGAATGAAATCAGAATGAACAAATCCCACGAAACAGGCATGGTGATTGGTAAAAATGGAAAGATTCTTGTAGACAAACGGGGAGAGTCATTCAGAGTAAAATTTACGGATGGCGAATGTGATTTGATGAAAGATGCGGTTGTGACCCACAACCACCCCAGAGGGTGGGGGTATGGGGACAGAGATTTGGGAAGGATGGGGAATTCCTTTAGCATGGACGATTTGTCTCTTGCCGTCTATAACGATGTTGCCGAAATTAGGGCGGTCACCCCCAATTATACTTTTTCACTGAAACGTCCGGAAAAAGGATGGGGAGTAGATATTGAAAAGCTCATATCTGATTATTCTAAAGAAGATAGGAAATTGAAAAACGAATTTGGCAAAAGAATACAAAAAGGAACTCTGACAGTTACGCAGGCCAACGCCACTCATTATCACATATTGGCAAAAAGGATATGCAAGAAATACGGTTGGGAATACATGAAAGGAAAAACGCGCTAGTCTTCCTCATACACAGTTGTTCCTGTCTGATCCTTGCGCACTTCGTCATGGGAGTCCTTCCCCTCAAGCAATCTGTCGGGAATACCGTCGGGATATGCAGGACAGTAATAATCATCTTCTACGAAATGCTTACAACTGCCGCATGGGGAACCATAGATACTAAATATCTCATGCCGATCGTCAATCATATTATGCTTATTTCCGTCTTTATAGAATCGCTTTACCATAATGTTTATTCTTTTTCGCAAAGATACGATTTTTATGATAGAAACTAAAAGATAACTAACTAATTAACTTAAGAAATGGCAAAGAAAACGCCTTTCTCACAGATCGACGCCGGGGTGAAGAAGTTTCTCCGGAAAGACCTTCCCCGCATTGTCGGCAAGATGGCGGTGGATGAATTCCGTGAAAATTTCCGGCGGCAGGGATTCCGCAACAATGGCGTCACCCCGTGGAAGGAAGTGAAACGGCGCGATCCGCAATCTTCCTGGTACGGTTTCCAGTATAAAGGGGAGCGACGCACAAGCGTCTCTCTTGTGAAAGACAGGAAAACCGGAAAGATGGTACGGGCCAAAAAGCAACGGAAACTGAACTTCAGCCGGGCTGCCACAAAAAGGGGAATCCTGATAGGTCCCGGCGCTGACCTGATGAACAGCATACGGGTAGTGGAATCATCCCCCGTGAGGATAGCCGTCGGTACTGACCTTCCATATGCCGGAGTGCACAATGAGGGAGGTACGATACGGATATTCGGCAAGAAAAAAGTAAAGGTGGCAAGGCGGCAGTTCATCGGTGAGAGCAGGGAGCTGCTGGAGGAACTGGAGAAAACCATGCTGGAACGTATCGACCGCATCGTGGACTCCGCCATCGGCCAATAATAACAACCATAAAAAAAGAAAAAGATTATGATCTGGAGTAACATCTACAAGGAAATCTCGGAGCGAATCATGAATATGCGTCTTCTGCTGGAAAACCTCGAGGACCTTTCGCCGGAACTGGCCGCCGAACTGGCTGCCGTCCCCGATGTGGAATACATCGACCTGTGGCACGAACAGACCGACCACCTGGACGAAGAACACCCTTTTCCCACACCGGCGGTATTCATCGCATTCAACACGCTTGACACTGAGGATAACGGCGTGCTGGTGCAGGATATGAAACTGCAACTCGACCTTTACGTGTTCTGGGAAACATTTTCGGACACATACGACGGTGCCGTCATGCAGGAAGAGGCGCTGAACTATCTGAACCTGCTCACCGTACTGAACGTGCTTTTCCACGGCTATACGTCCGACAACTTCTCCACCCTCCGGAAAACCGGTTTCCAGCGTATGGATTCCGGCGGGGCGGGGAACCTTTACCGCGTCAGCTTCGAGTGCCCCGTACGCGATTACAGCGCGCAGGAACTGCACGGCATAGCCGACATGGCGGACAGGGATATCACCGTATCCGATGGACCGATTCCGGAAAGAATGGAAAATGGGGAGAACCTGTATGAGCTTTAGAAATCCAGCCGCATTTGTGTGCCCGTATCCGGCCCCGGCTTTTTCCCTTCCTTCAGACGCTCATAGTAAGACAGGTTGTCGGGAATGTAAAAGATGCGCTTGTAGATGTAGTTTGTATCCAGGAAGAATATCTCATGGCTCATCCAGAAAAGCACGTCCTCCAAACGGATACGCTTCACGTCGTAAAGTTGGTAGAACTTCTCCACCAGCTTGCGGTCTCTCATCTTGGTCATCTCCGGATTGCGCATAAGGAAAAATCTGATTATAGCGCAAATATACGGAATTTCAATGACTTGTCAAAATCACCATTAACGAACCGGGACGGTTAAAAACATCCCGGTTCATTAATGGCATCCCGGTCATATAACATACTCGGAGCCGTCAGTGGCATTACTTTCTAAAAAACAGGTCACCGCTGAGCAAACGGGCCGTATCATCACCGGTTAACCGAATATAGCGGAAAAAGTTCTGCTCACTACGATGTCCTGTCAGCTTCATTATCTCAAATGTCTTCATCCGGCCTGTGAGATACATGTTGGTTGCGGCGCTTCTTCTTGCCGTGTGACTACTGATAAGCTCCCATTTCTCACGGGTTACCGTTATCAACTTTCCGCCTTTGGTGTAGGAGAATGTAACCGGATCATTCAATCCGATTTCTTTCATTATCACTTTCAGGTATTTGTTGAAGTATTGGATACATAAGCCGCCAGGAACAAATCCGCCATACTTTGCGAATATCTCTTTCACGTAATCATGGGCAGGGACCTTGACATCCACATTGGTCTTCTTTGTTCGAATTACGATGTAGTTGTCTGTCAGGTTCTGGCTTGTCAGCCTTGAATAATCGGAATATCTGAGAGCGGTAAGGCATCCCAATACAAACATATCCCTGATCCGTTCTTTGGCTTTTCGCTTATCCTGCCTGATAAACTTGTAGTAATATATCCTTGTGATCTCATTCATACTCAGGAAAACCGCATTTGTCGGCTCACATTTCAAATCAATCTCATCGTAGGTATTATCTACTGCATAATTGTATTGCAATGCTCTACGGACAAGTGTTTGCACTTTCAGAATATATCCGACGATGGTGTTATGTCGTAGACCTTGGTCTTCCAAATAGACAATGAAATCATCTAAGAATTCAGCCGTTACAGAATTGGTGAATATATCGCAATCATATTCTTCTGAGAAGTTATCAATGTGTTTTATGATAGCATCATAGACGGCTGCATAATGTTCAGACTTGCGTCTGCTTCGCTTTTCAAGAACGTCCCGGATGAAGTCTGTGAAGTATATTCCTTCAATGGGCTTCGATTGCCGGAAGTGGTTAATGTAGTCCTTACGTACTTGGACGGTAGGGACCGGTTGTGATAAATGTAATGCTTTGGTTGTATCATTTTAAAGGGTTAGTTACTCTAATTTACGATGGCATAGATATTTTCAGTAAATGTTTTCTTTTTAGACACTACATTTACAAGTGCAAACCTATTAAGATTGAGGTTGCGAAGCCCAGCCAAATCGAGCAAACGGATAACGGCATCGGAAAGTTCTTCGGCTACAGTGCCTTTAATACAATAATCATACACCTTCTTGAAATCGTTCATAGGATATGAGATGCCCCTCTCGAATTGCATTACATTGAGCTGTTTTCCTCTTCTGTCAGCTTCTACAGCTTCCATCAGTTCAGATATAACAAGGCAAATAAGGTGTTCATTGCTCAGTTCTGTATCATGAAATCCATGCTCGCAGGCGGTTTTATAAGCACGGTTACGCAGTTCGTTCAAATTGACATTCTCCATAATCATATAAGTTTTAATGCTTCTTGTATTCCAACTTCCAATGCTTCTTCATAGGTGTCCCACTGACCACCATCGTTAGAACCCCTGTTATGCTCTTATCCTGCCGACTCTCTTTATCCCAGCTACGTGCTATAATTAATCCTAATTGAACCCATTGTATCATTAGGGTTCCTGATAAAATAATTTTTGTAAACTCATCCATTATGCGGTCTCCTTTCTTGATTTTATAGTTATTCTTCAGTTATATACCCTTTCTCAAAATACTCGCTATCATCTGCTCCACTATCGTTTATACTTCCGGCATTAAGACACTTAAGAGCGTGTTTATAATCGCTACCAGTAGAAATATCTAATGGTTGTGCGTGCTCCATATCTTTTGTTTTATATACACGTAATTTATCTCCCTTACCGAAAACACAACAACCGCTTTTGCGCAATTTACTAATCCGAATAGCTATCTCTTTACACAGCTTTTCTTGATTAGCGGTAAACTGACCTGTTTTACTGTATTTCATATTTATCTTATATTAATTGTTAAGAATTTATCAATTCACTATTCTCATACACATTTCCTATAACTTTGATCTCTTTTTTAAGCCCTATAAATGGAACTGTTGCAGAATTATCTTTAACTTCAAGCGGTTTCAATCCAAACATTGCTTCTGTTTCGTCATAAACAACAACACATTTAATAATTTTTCCAGGAGCACTCCCTGTAAACATAGGGAAATCTAAAGCGATTAAATCCCCTTCCCAAATCTCTTTTCCATTACAGTCCATTTTGCCTGTAAAAACCATTGGTATATACCGTTCAGGATGAGGTGTAATATCTATATCTGAAAACCCAGGCATTTGAGGGACATTTAAATAATGTCCAAATGCAGAAACACAAGACACTTTTGTATATAACATAAGTTGTTGTTCGGTACTCCAAAAACGAATTTTTCTTAAGTTCATATATATATATATTATTATGAAAATTAATCTCTATCTTTGCCGTAGAGTACTACATAAATAGAACCCTAGGAAAGTGATATTTTACTCTGATAAAGATGCTGACTTTTAGTAGGCATCTTTTATTTTTATTTACAACTTTCTCTTCTATCTTTTCAATAATAGATATTGCTATATCCAATGCAATTCCTAGTTCTTTAGGACTTGGCATAGGTATTTCTGCACCTCTTCTCCAATGGTTGTAGTCGCGTAGGAATTTTACCAATTCTTTCTTATCCATAATGTTATCTATAAGCAAGCAGCGCAAGTGGAAACCTGCGCCACCGTTACCTTCTCTACACGTGGCAGATAGGTTATTCTAAGACAATCTCCCAATCTTCGGCAAACACATCACTGATAGACGGAACCCATGAATCAGCACGCCCGGTGTTCTCGTTGTAAATAAGGCATTGACTCGTATAGTCAATGAAACCTTTGCCTTTCAGAATAAGGTCTTTTGCTGATTGCGGAAGAGATTGCATCTTTGGAATAACATCACTCTCTATATGAGCTGGAACCTGTTTGAATACCATTAATCCTTTCCCGTTCCAACCCTTTCTACGGATAGCACCACCTTGTTTGAGAATTTCAATAGCATCACCAAATGACATTTGATGTAGAGGTGCTTCGGGAGATCCATCAAGCCTACCAATACGACATTCCAATACATTGATATACCTGCTCATGATTCTATGTTGCAAACGAAGCAAATAGTTCTGATATTTGTCAGCGACAACTTCGTCTATTTTGCCTGATTCAATAAATGGAGAGAGTTTATCCATCTTCTCATATAAATCTCGCATTTCAATATGCAAACGGTCAAGGAAAGTATCAGCTATTTTATACGCCTTTTCAAACGTATCTTTAGGACTCCAGCTTTCATATCCATCTTCATAACGGACATGATAACCCTCATCATCAAAATTTTCCGTTGACGGTTTTTCTCTAAGAAGATGTTTTCCCCACGCATCACCTCTTGTCATAGGTTCTGCTTCAATCTGTTTTGTTCCAATGTACTTTTTCATCATTGTTTCTATGGGTTTTACAAAGCCGCCCAAGGCTCATTTCTATCCTTGTTATGAGGGTTATTTCCACTTAGTGACTGTTGAAAAATCACAAGGGGAATTGAATCTATTAGTTAATATATATACTGCCTTATACTCATTCCTCAAAGTATCTCCGTGGAATACTATACCGGATACTCCACGAATGGACAAATTGAACAGAAGAAAAGGCACTGTCTTATCTGATAATTCACCGCACACTATCAGGTGATCGTTAGGCTTGTAATCAATAAAGCTGATAGCATTCCGGTGATTGTACCAATTTGAGATAAGCATCCCGCCAGTTCCGGCAGTAGGCTCATAAGTCACTCCGGTATCAGATCCTAATAATTTAGAAACCAAAGTTGAAATGCATTTAGGAGTAAAATCCTGCTTGTTATTCTTTCGGTCGGCATGTTCATCTTCAAAGTATTCATGGAACCAATCATAACTAACATCACATTTGAAGTAGTCCAAAAAGTCTTTGAATACCTTGATTCGTTCTTTTTCCTCTCCAAACAAAAGATTCATTATCCGTTCCGGTGCCTGATAACTGTCTGTTATCCCCAACATTACATTTATGTCAGATAATATATTTTTCATGGGCTAATTTAACTTCGTCATTGGTTGATTGTGCATAAATAGTAGTTGTCTCAATGCTTTCATGACCTAACATCTTCTGTACCTGTTCTATTGGCATTCCTCGTTTTAGGGCTGTAGTTGCCGCTGTTCTCCTAAGTCTATGAGGATGTACATTAGATATACCCGCCTTTTTTCCTAGATTCCTTAGCATGATTTCAACTGCTCCCTTGGATATCCGGGATAGTTTATTCATATCTTTTATCTGCTGGCACATTCCCTCATAATCAGATAAAAATAGGGCTTCTAAATCATCTGTTCTTGAATCAACATATTCCTGAAGAGCTATTTTACAGCGAGCAGACAAGTAAACAGTTCGGTACTTACGCCCTTTTCCAAGTACATCAATCTGCCCATTTTGCCAATCTACATCACCGAGATTCACATTTACCATTTCGGATACGCGACAGCCGGTGGAAAACAAGAATTCGATTATAGCCTTATTCCTTTTTGTCCTAGCCAAAGACCTTAATCTCTCCATATCATCCTCACTTAATGGCTTCTTCAATTTCTTCACTTGTCGCACTCCCTTGATTCTAAGCATTGGATTCCTATCAAGTACACCTTCTTCTGTGCACCAAGTAAAGAAGCTGCTCAAAGTTCTTCGAATGTTGTTAAGAGTATTATCACTACATTTATTAATCTTCTTATAGGCTAAATAGACACGGACATCATCGGTAACGATTTCCTTGATATGTTTTCCTACATGTAAGATAAACGCTCTTAAAATGACACGATAATAGTCTAATGAACTTTGGCATAATCCTTCCACGGCTTTGGCTATGAAGAATTTACTGATAATTTGAGAATCGGAATTATCATATACTACAACGGACGTTTCCCTTGCCATTATATCATAATTCCTTAGGCAGAAAGATACCGAATCAATTACTGTCGAAATTTCTTCATTGGGTATCTTACCGTACAAAGTATCACGTATTTTAGTTAAAACATATTCTTTCATAATGTTCTGTTTTACTCTAATTGATTCTAACATACTTACCTGCGATATCACAGGTTCTTAATATCTCTGCATTCTCTTCACCGAAAGCGATTAGGATACTACCACAACCGGGAGAATCTCCGCGAGTACCATCTGGACGAAAGAAACGAATCCGGTTACGTAGAAACTTCATCGCTGTTGCCTTCTCGAATATTACACCTTGAAACATCTTTGAATCGCAACGGTTGAAAAGTAATGCAATTCCGTTTCCATGCTCTGCCAAACGCTTAACAAACTGTTCTATAAGCGGACGGGAATAAGGAGGATTTAGCCAAACCCGACCTATCCATTTTTTAGTTAATCCATCCTGATTCTTGTTGTACATGATTTCTGCTGTTTGCCAAAGTGGGTTAACCGGAGCACATGGATCTAAATCGAACTTTCCCAATGCGTCTATAATTTCCTTTGGCGTGTACCATTCGTCAGTGGTATTAGCTGACTTTTCAAAGGTTGTATTCATTGCTGATTTATTTTACATTATTTCAATTTTTCAATTAGTTCATGTCCAAAGTCCATCCATTCTTCCTGCAATGTAATAGGAAGTCCAATTATCGTTATGGATATCGCAACGGTTGATACTATCCATAAAATCCACATTATTAATACGATAAAATATTTCATGTTTATTATTTTGTTAGAATTACAGCTTAACGATATCAACAATTGAAATATTTCTCCTATATCCACTTTTATTGTCAGATAAAAACATGTCTATCTGTTTCTGTAGCTCTTCTGCATTTTCGGCATCATATAGCTTTGCTTTATTTCTTTAGTCCATCCAGTAAATTGGGAATTCCCTCCTGAAGGACTATCTTGTTTATAAGAGAAAATAACTTTATACATCTGTTTCATATCTAATTTTTTTATTTAAGCCATACGGCAGAATTTCACCTGCCGTATGGACAGTTTGTCATTCCGTTATTTTCAGGAATTCGGGGGCAATTCCGTACAATGGGGTTTTCCCATCCCATTTATCAATAAATTGTTTGTACAATATCTCCCTGGTTAATCCTCGTGAAGTAATCAAGGCCTGTTCGGTTTTCAATTGTTCCAGTTCGTTACGCTTCCTTTGCTCTGAAATCTGTTGGTCTAAAACCGAAATGTTGGTGTTGACCTCATTACGGCTGTCAATCTTCTCGCGGACGGCTTTTGAGAATTCCAACTGGGCGGAAAAAGTCAATAATTGCAATCCCCTTTTCTCGAACTCCTTATCTACAATCAGTTCCAGTCTCTTCTCAAAGAGCAGTGAGCCTCCGTCAGCCATTAGACTGTCGGTCTTATGCTTGCGGCTTTCTTCTTTTATCAAGTCGTAAATGCGGGGTTCGAGTATATTATCTTCGAGGCTCTGCATGAAACCGTCCTTGCCCGATTCCGTGTCCGCCTTATCGATGTGCTTGTTGTCGAAAACAACATCGACTGCCTTGTCTTTTATGACTTTATAGGAATAAGCGGGACGCGCGTTAAACTCTGTGTTGTCCGCCGCTTTCAAAGTAACGGGATCGGCGAATTCACCGCGTTGGTCGAATAAGGGAACTTGGAACAACTCAGTTCCCCATTCCCATGTGGAAACCTTACCGGACACCACTTTAAAATCCTCTTTTCCCTGTTTCCCGAAGTTCTCCATGAGAACACCGGCATAATTGGGCGCCACTCTTTCACACGACGTTAACAATAACACGGCAAACAATGCCATTACTAAAAAATCAATCCTTCTTTTCATCTTTCAATGTTTTAATGAATTTATAAATAAAGAAAATCACAACGGCTGCTATTATTGCCACGCCCAGCCATGCGTGCAGATGGTTAAACACTCTGTTACCGATAGCGATACCTGTTGTCAGTATCGCCAATAACTTGAAATACTTGCTCATTTTTGATTTATACATTTGTATCTCACATCAAACTTTTCAAATCCACCGGTTGCTTGTCTTTGTTGTACAGCCTTACTTTCAGCCTTTCCACCAACACGAACACCAATGAGGTGGCATCCGGATTGTCCACCCGGACACGCACGCCGGTCAGGTTCTCCGCCTTCGCCCGCTGGATTATCAACGGGCATGGCTTGTTGTAATACTCCCAATAGTAGATGAGTTGTCCGAGCAACTGGTCCTCTATCTGGATAATCAGGTCTGTCGGCTCACGGTACAGCATGGTTCCGGTTGTATTCGTCCTCCATTTCCCGTATCATCTCCATGCAGGCGGGCCATCCGGGAAATCCCCCGATATTCTTGTCGTCGATATAGACGTGCGCGTATATCTTCTTTCCGGCTTCACCGCCATATTGGGCCACATTCTCCGGATCGTGATCGTTGATGCGGGAAAAGGGAATCTGATGCTCAAGAAGCCAGTTGATGGCATCCAGCAACCGGTCTCCCGTACGGCAGGTCCATATGATGATCTTGTGTCCCTGTGCATGAAGCTCCCTCAAGCTGTCTCCCGCATACGGCTGTTCTCCGTCGATGGCCGGGTATTTGCCCCGGCTGATCGTCCCGTCAAAATCCACCGCTATGATCATAACCGGCAGAATGAGGGTTCGACACGTCGCCATACTCCGTTCTCGTCACGTTTGTAGAAGTAATAGTTGACGGCTGTTTTGTACACCACATTGCTTTCTTTGAACAGCTGCATGATGGCGGCGTATTCCTCATCAAAATTGGATTCCAGGGAATATAGCTTGCTGATGGACTTGTAGTCAAGATCACCCTGCTTGTTCCGTTCCAGCAGTGTCATGGCGAGCTGGTACATAGGATCGTCTACTCCTTTATCAGTACGGCGGATGTAGTCTTTCAGGTAGTTGATCAG